GATACTTTCCTAAGTTGATTCTTCTAGAGAATCATGGTATTATCACAGCATCACCTTACCAAAAGGATTGTGCTGCTGCAACTTTAATGTGTGAAAAATCTGCTGAAATTTTTATTGGTGCTAAACTTCTTGGTGGAGTCAACTTCCTTCCAGATGAAGAAATTGAGCATTTAGAAAACTGCCCTGGTGAGCAGTATCGTCGTCGTATGTATTTTATAAAATGATTTATGTCAAAAAAGAAAAAAACTCTTTGGAGAGTATGGGCAAAAGCACTTGGAGAAAAGGGGTCTAAATGTGACAGAGAAGCAGATATCATTGCTATTGTACGGACTTTTATATTCATCACTTATCTCATCACTAATATTGCTATTGTTGCCAACGCAGTAAGACATTGGAATGATAATGATTACAACAGAAACTCCATACAAACTAGCAGAAATTATTCGTGACACTTGGCCGCAACTTTACAGACCAAGTTTTATAAATTATAATGATAAAAAAGAGAATGATAATGAACGAATATTGGATTGTAACAGACAATAAAACAGGAAGAATTATTGCTCATTGTGGAGACATTAATGATGCAATTATGATGGTTGGATTTGATCCACATAATAGATCTTATAGTCGCCATCGATTTATTATGGATCAGGTAATTGACATAACTTCTACTACAGACAAACAACTTCCTGGGCAAATAGGACTTCCTGCCGGTCAAGTTCAACAATTAAATCAACATTTTGAAAAACTTCCAGAGGGATCGCAAGAACCAGTGATTGTATGAATCATAGGAAAAGAAAACAATTAGAGAACCAAAAAAAGAAGAAGATGTATACTCCCGAGGGATATATTTCAGATCCACCAGATTCTGTTTGTCCTCATTGTGGTAAAAATAAAAAACCTTGTTCTTATGTAAATAGTTTAAGTCGTGCTTGGTCAAGGAGTGCTTGTGCTAAAAAAAATTCAAAATTTTCTTGAAAGAGATCAAGATATTTCATATCATATAGAATTTATTTACATCTATATTACGATCAAAGAAACTATAGATATTATAAGTTCTCATTTAAAGAATGCAACTTTACAATTCATCAGAAGACTATCTTTACAATTTAGAAACTTCATCACCATCAGAAGCAAAAAAATTGTGGAAAAAATCAATTAAAGAAAAATGGGGACATAAATGTGCATATTGCAAATCTGAAGAAAAACTAACCATAGATCACATCATTCCACAATCAAAAGGGGGGAAGGATTTGTTATTTAATATGGTTTGTGCTTGTGCAAAATGTAATTTTTCTAAATCTCAAGAAAACTGGGAGATTTGGTATAAAAAACAAAATTTCTTTACTGAACAAAGGATGTGTGATATAGTTAACTGGATGAAAGAAAATGAACAGAAAAAACATCTGTATAGATATAAAATAAGAAGAAATAATGCTTCTTAACAAATTTAAATTTTTTTTTTTTTTAATATGAAATTTACAGTATACTCTAAAAATGGTTGCCCTTACTGCGAAAAAATTAAAGCAGTTTTATTTGAGATTTCACCAAGTCTGGGAGCAGATATTGAAGTGAATGAACTTGATATTAATTTCAATCGTAATGAATTCTATTCAAAATTTGGAGTTGGATCAACATTTCCACAAGTTGTATTTGACGATAAAAATATTGGAGGATGTTCAGATACAATCAAATATCTTCAAGAAAATAATATGCTTTAATGGAATCTATAAATAATTTTGATGATAATGATATAAACCGTGGTGTTGAATTAATGCTTCGTAGTAAAAGGAGGAAAGATTTAGAACCAAAAGATGAATTAAAAAAATTCAGTTTTGGAAAAATGTTTTCTCTTTTTAGGAGAGACATACATTTTAAAATTGAATTACTTGTAGAATGTAAAAAATAGTCTCTCGGAGGATTACTAAAATGTTAGCATCAGAACTCACACTATTTTGCTTAATAACTATTCTTTTCTTATTTGTAGGTGGAGTTATTGGTTGGCTAACAAAATCTCATATATATGAGAGCCAAATTAGGCAAGTATATACACATCCAGAAATGTTTGATTCAAATGGAAATTTGATACCAGACGAAATATTAGCAGTACGATTTGAAAATGGCTATGACGACTACGACGAAGAGGAAAACGACGACGAAGACTGCTAAGACTTCAGAAGTCGAAGAAAAATTACCCCCAAATGCTTTAGTCTCAGAAATTCTTCAACTTGTTTCTAAACAAAGAACAAATCAAAAGAAGATTGAAATTCTGAGAGAATATGAGCATGATGCACTAAAAGCAATTTTTATTTGGAATTTTGATGAAACAGTGATATCACTTCTACCAGAAGGTGAAGTTCCATACTTTGGTGATAATAGTATGAAAACTTCTACGATTTCAGAAAGAATCGATGAAGCAGTGAAGCAAATGGATTCTAAAGGATCCCTTGGTGCAATTGACCAAAGACATTCCACAATTAAAAAAGAATATACAAAATTCTATAATTTTGTAAAAGGTGGTAATGATTCTATGAATGGAATTAAAAGGGAAAATATTTTTATTAACATATTAGAAGGAATCCATCCACTTGAAGCAGAAATTCTCTGTCTTGTAAAAGATAAAAAACTTCAGCAAAAATATAAAATTACTAAAGAAATTGTTTCTGAAGCATATCCTGATATTAAGTGGGGGAACAGGGGTTAATAGTTAATGAATATTATACATAAAGATTGTGATATTTCACTTTCAAAAGATAAAAGTTTACCACTAGATTCATATCTAATAACTTATCTTTCTAAAAATGAAATTAAATATGATATTGTCCAATCTTCTAGTAAGGTTGAAATTTTTGATTATTATCATGATAACTATGGAGGTGAAAATATCAAATCCATTATATGGACTAGTGGAACAGTAAATCCAAAACTTTACGGATATAAATCCAAAACAGAAAAAAAGAAAAAATAGTATCATAAGATACAAAAAAAATTGTATATATAGAAATACGTTCATCGCATTTGCGACGGAAGTAAGCCGACTCGGAACGGATCGTTCATCTATGGAAGCACTCGTATTGACCTGTCTTCAGTTTAATATACTAAAGACAAGAGTGTATAACTATCCTGGATTACCAAAACAAATTAAAGGTAATATTATCTGGGAGTTGAGACAAGTACGAAGTGGGGAGTGCAGTATAGACGCAAAAGCCGACTGAAGGAACGCTCTTTAACTTAAAAACCTAAGGAGAAAACCTAATGTCTAAAGTAGTATATCGTGGTGTTGAGTATGACACCCAAAAACGCCTTGAGTATCAACAACAAATGATGCAACAACCCCAACAATACAACGAAACATATCGTGGTGTTAAGTTTGTAAAAGAAGGGCATAAATGATGAAAAAACTTAATTTTCTTCAATTAATTAAAGAAAAAAAATTAAAAGAAGATCGTAAACACAAAGCGCAATTAGCACAGATTGTTGGAGCAAAGTAGTGAAAGACTACACATATCATTATGATGATGTGGATAAAGATAGCAGACCACCTGCTTGTTATCTCTTAACTTATAGGGGATGTAAGTATTGGTCTTGCTATCGAATACATTTACGAGATTGGTTTGAACAGATGATATCTTTTGAACCAATATTCAATAGGAAGGGTTGATCCCTTCCTTTTTTTGTGCTAAAATCTTTGAAGAGAACCCTATCTTATGGACAAAGAAAAATTAAAACTCATTGTTCGCAATCTCGAATTACTTGTAGATTCTCTAAAAGCAGAAATTTATTCTGATGATATAAGTCATTTAGACTTTCAAAAACATAAAGAAGAAACAATTAGAGATTACGACGAAATTTTTGAGGATTATGATGACTAAAAGAGCAAAGGAACTTGTAAAAATGCTAGAACGTTTGTTAAAGCAAGATCATCTTTATTCCGATGAACAAATTAAAGAAATAAAATCACAATTAAGAGTTGCAAAAGAAGAGATTGTGAGAATAGAAGAACAAACATCAAAGGGATTTAAAAGGGTAAAATAATTTTATGAAACAAATTGTTAAACTAATTTCTGTCACTCAGGGTGCAGGAGAACTTGCAGGAAAATCTGCACAAGAAGTGATTACTTATACTGCCCGTGTAAGTAATCCAGGCAACCAACTTAAATTTGATACTGCTGCTGGACTTCTTCGGTATTGTATTAAGCAAAATCATTGGTCTATTTTTGAGCAAGCAGATATGACCCTTGAAATTAATACTACTAGAGGTATCGCAGCACAAGTGCTTCGTCATAGGTCTTTTACATATCAGGAATTTTCTCAACGTTATGCAGACACAAAACTTCTAACTGATCTTCCTGAAGTTCCTGAACTTCGCAGACAAGATGAAAAGAATCGTCAGAACTCAACCAATGATCTTGATGTGCATGTGAGAGAAAAGTTTGAAGGAATGATTGAGCAACACTTTGAGGAAGCACAACGTCTCTACGATAAGATGCTTGATGCTGGAGTTGCAAAAGAATGTGCAAGGTTTGTTCTCCCACTCTCAACCCCAACCAGAATCTACATGAAGGGCTCTGTAAGGTCATGGATCCATTATATTGATCTACGATCTGCCCATGGCACTCAGAAAGAGCATATGGACATTGCAGAAGCAGCACGTTGTGTCTTTATCTGTCAGTTTCCTGATATTGCAAAGGCACTTGGATGGGAACCAGAAAACTGTCCAGAGTGCCTTGATGCACCATCTATTACAATAGAATAAATATTTTAGTAACAAATTTATAATTATGCCCACATACAGATTTGAAAACACTGAAACTGGAGAAATCTTTGAGAAGTGGATGTATATGGCAGAAAAAGAACCATTTCTCAAAGATAATCCTCACATTAAACCTCTTATCCCAACACAAATGAATGTTGGGGAAGTTGGTGATTTACTAAGTAAGCATGTCAATAGAAACCCAGGTTGGAACGATGTTCTAAAAAAAGTTTCTAAAGTCCCAGGTTCAAACGTAAAACCAATTTGATATATGGCAAGAAAAAGAAGAAACAATGGTGAACAACCAATTGGAGTTGGATTAACCGCAAAGCAAATGAAAAGAAAAAAACCAATCAATTCTGAATATTTGATTGATATTGATCCTCTTACTGAAAATCAAAAAAAATTATTTGAGTCTTATTCACAAGGAAAACATATTGTAGCTTATGGTGCTGCAGGAACAGGAAAAACATTCATCACTCTTTATAATGCTCTTAAGGATGTATTGAATGAACATAGTCCATACGAACAAATTTATATTGTTCGTTCACTAGTTGCTACTCGTGAAATTGGTTTCTTGCCAGGAGACCACGATGATAAGTCAGCACTTTATCAAATTCCTTATAAGAATATGGTAAAGTATATGTTCCAAATGACATCTGATGCTGATTTTGAAATGCTTTATGGAAATTTGAAACAACAGGAAACTATTAAATTCTGGAGTACTTCATTTCTTAGAGGATCAACATTAGATAATTCTATTATTATTGTTGATGAGTATCAAAACTTAAACTTTCACGAATTAGATTCTATTATTACTCGTGTTGGTGAAAATAGTAAGATTATGTTCTGTGGAGATGCTACTCAATCAGACTTAGTGAAAACTAATGAAAGAAATGGAATTAGTGATTTTATGAATATAATTCGTAAAATGCCTTCATTTGAAGTTATTGAATTTGGAGTAGATGATATTGTTCGTTCTGGACTAGTTAAGGAATATATTATTGCAAAAATGGAAGCAGGTTTTTGATGTTTAATTATGTTGATTTGAAACTTCCCAAACTTGAGAGGGAAACTATAGATGGTGTTCGTTATTATAAAGTTCCTGATGAGGAAGAACTTTTAAAATTAGTTTCAATCACTTCTGTAACTAGTCATAAAAATAGGCAATTCTTTGCAGAATGGAGAAAAAAAGTTGGTGATGAAGAAGCAGATAGGATAACAAAAAAAGCAACTAGTCGTGGTACTGATATGCATACTCTTTGTGAGTTGCATTTGAAAAATTGCGATTTATCTGATGATGTTCTTCCCATTTCAAAGATTTTATTTTCTGTTGCTAAACCTTATTTAAATAATATAAATAATATTCATGCCCTTGAAGATTCTTTGTATAGTAAAGTACTGGGTGTTGCGGGAACAGTAGATTGTATTGCTGAATATAATGGTGAATTAGCAGTTATTGACTTTAAGACTTCTAAAAAGCCAAAACCACGAGAGTGGATTGAACATTACTTTGTCCAAGCAGTTGCATATGCTTGCATGTTATATGAATTGACTGGTATAATGGTAAAAAAATTAGTCATTATAATGGCTTGTGAAAATGGAGAATGTATCGTTTATGAAGAATATGACAAAGCAAAATACATCAAACTTCTCGGGGAATATATTAGAGAATTTGTTAGAGATAAACTTCAGCAGTATGAATAGTCAAATAAAAAAAGAAATAGAGAAAAAGTTTTTGTGTTCTCAAAAATTTTCACAAGAAATTGAAAAAATAGTAAAAAATTCTAAAATGAATTATATTGATGCTATTATTTCATATTGTGAAGAGAATAATATTGAGATTGAAGTTGCATCAAAACTTGTTTCCAAACCTTTGAAGGAAAAACTTAAAAATGATGCTATAGAATTGAATTTTCTTAAAAAAACAACAAGAGCAAAATTGCCTTTATGAGATGTGACTCCATTTGAAGTTTATAAAAATTATTTGGCATTTAAAAATCATTTCACAAAAAAAGAATACGATTATTTTAAATATTGTGGAAAGTCTAGAGCATCTCTAGATTCTTTCCATAAAAGAAAAGATAGATTCTTTTTTGAAAGAACATCAAGACAAAAAAGTGATGATGAAATAAAATTTTATTTTGTTGCTAATTTTGTAGAATGCAGTGATTCTCAAAATTTATGGATTGGTGAAATTATCAAAAACGGAGAATGCACTTACAAGGAATGGTTAAAAAAAGTACAAAGTTTAACCTATCTCTTTAAAACAGAAGTAGAAGTATTTGTTAATAAAGAAAACTTTAATAATTTATTTGAATGTAGAAATGGTCAACATCCAGAGTTATTAAAGTTGTATTTGCAAAATGCAATTAGTTTAGAAACAATGGTTATATTGAATTTAATTTTAAACTATGTTGATAATTTTGATAAAAAAATGACCGATCCTGTGTGGGAGACAGTAAGTTTAAAGATAAAGAAATACACTCCCTTTCTAAATATTGATGTAGAAAAATACAAAAAAATGTTAAAGGAGATAGTGCTATGAGTAGATTTTTTGATTCAGAAATGGTCAGAGAATCGTTGTCAGAATTGGACAAAATGCAAGAAACATTGTTGTACGATGTTTTCCACTTGCCATTTTATAGCACTGAGGAGAAAAAAGAGCATTTGCAATTAATGAGAGATTTTTTAGAAAAACAAAAAATCTTTATTTTCAGAATATCTCTATCTGATGATCCAGAAGCAATTGAAATGAAAAACAAAATTATGGAGTCTGCAAAAATGTTTGGATTAAAAGAAGGGGATACACTTGATCAATTTTTTGATAAAATGCAATCTTCACTAAGTAACCTTGAGAAAACACTTGACATTTAATTGATTCTCTGCTACAATTTAAAGGTAGGTAATTTCTACCTAAACAATACAAAAATACTCAAATACTAAAATACACATGAGCTTTCAAGATCTTAAAAAACAATCAAAAATGGGTTCTCTTACTGAGAAACTCATCAAGCAAGTTGAAAAACTGAATGATTCTGGAACAAAAGACGATGATCGTCTTTGGAAACCCACTATGGATAAGAGTGGTGTTGGATCTGCAGTTATTCGATTTCTCCCTGCCCCAACTGGATGTGAATATCCTTGGGTACAAGTATGGTCTCACGCATTCAAAGGTCCTGGTGGATGGTTGATTGATAATTGTTTGACTACTCTTGGTTCCTCCTGCCCTGTTTGTGAAGCAAACCGTGAACTTTGGAATACTGGTAGTAAGGACAATCAAAACATTGT